GTCAACAAAGTTGACATGTTGCAAAGCAACTGATTTGATATTTAACTAAAAAAAGTTGAGAAAAAAAATTTTACTAAATAATTTAATTAATTTTTATTTATTTTTAATTTTTATATTTTTTTTATTATTTTAAATATTTTAATATTTTTTAAATTTTTCTTATTATTTTTGCTGTAAATATTTTTAAAATAAATTTTTATTATTTTAATATATTTTGAATTAAATTTTTAATAATTTTTTAATTTAAATATTTTTTTATTTTAATTATTTGTTAAATTTTTGAATCAAAAAAAAATAAAATTTGAGAGAAAATATATATATTTATATAAATATATATATATAAATGGACATAGATCCACCACAACCAATAGATCCACCACAACCAATAGATCCACCAGTGGAAATAGATTTTGCTGAATGTTTGGAGAGAAATCATTTTTTAGATAATCCTCATAATAAAAATATAAAGGCTGCATTATGTTTAAGAATATTATTGTTTATTGATAGTTTACATGATTTTGGTGATACAGGTAGAACTAACGCTATAGATGATACAGAAGTTAAGAAAAAAATAATGCCAGAATTATTATCTAAATTAATAAAAGATTTAGTTTGGATTCTTGAAAATATACCTCCGGATACTTCTAGTCAATATTATGAAATACTTCAAAAGTTTGTAACTAATATGTCTGAATATATAAATTATAAAAATAATTTAACAATAATTTCTATATTTTTTGGCTCAGCAGTTCCGAAGAAATATAATGATATTCATACTATAATGACACAAAACCCACCAGTTGGGGAAAAAGTTGAAACTGAATATTTTTCTTTAATAGAGGAGAAAGTTGGTCCAAAAACTACATTATATTTTTATCCTAAAATTATAGGAGAGAAAAAATTTACAGCATTGTCTCAGATAGAAGGGGGAGATATAAGTTATCATATACGTGACTTATTCAAAAAGAATAGTAAAACCAATCCAGATTTAAAACAAGATAGTAATCAAAATTTCTTACATTCTGCAGTTAATCAATTAATGAAATATATTTTTGATGATGATAAAGATATAGATGATAAATATATTATTTATATAATTGCATGTTTAATATATTTTTGGCAACCAGATAAAAATAAAAATGATATTCCTTTACTATTAAATTTTGATAATGTTAAACTTTCTACTTATGTTCATGATTTATTTTTTAAATATATTATAAAATATTCATTAAATTGTTTTACAATTATTCCAACAACTAACCATAATGTTACTTGTGGAGCATGGCAATTTATAACATCAATAATACAATATCTATGTTATCAAAATCCTTATTTAGCTGGTCAACTTACTGCCACTGGAGACGAAGATAAATGCAAGAATAGAATGCAAAATCTTTTTACAGAAAGTACAGAAAAACTTATTAATTTTAATCTTATTTCTTTTTTTCAAAAAGATGTTTCTTTTTTAATTGATGCAGCAGGAAAAAATCGAAGTGTAAATTATTTGGCTCAAACTTTCATAGATATATTAAGAGATCCTTTAAGCACTACAAAAAATTTTACATTATTTAAAACAAGTGCTTCACTATTTGATTCTGCACAACCACCTAATTTAGAAACTTCTATGAAAGTAACTGATAAAGACACTTTTATAAATGAAGTTAAATATACAAATAATAGAACTTTTATAGTAAAATGTGGAACTATTAATTTAATAAAAATCAAATTTGTACATAAATTAGAAGGTACAAAAGATATATATTCAATTGTATTTGAAGAATTTTTTAGTAATAGGAATATACCATCTTATGAAGTAAGTCAAGATTCTTCTAGTTTAGTAAAATCTATTGAAAATTTTGCTAAAACAAATAATGTTTTTGATTTAATAGGTAAAAGTATGGGTGATTTTGGACAAATTTTATTTTATTATTTACTTCAAAAAGATTCAGGATATTTTAGTGAAACCGGCCCCACAGCATTAACAATATTTCATACTTTAGATACTTGGGCAGCTAGTATATGTTCATTATTTGCTAATGGTGTTATTTGTGAACAATCTTCTGATTCACTTAGTCAAGATGAAGGTAATTTACCATATAAATTTGGTAATAATAAAATGTTTGTTTCAAAAACTTTAAAAGATAAACTCATATATACTATGACTCCATCTATATATTTACCAACTGTAGATGGGGATGAGGAATATCATGATATATGGAGTAAAATACCACTGACGAAAGGTCAAATACAAGAATGGAATAAATTTATAGCAGAACATGAAAAAAAAATTCTAAATTTAAATCAACAATTAAATGAAGATAAAGAAAAACATGAAGATAACGAAAAAAATTATATTAGACGATATGAGGTTTTAGAATATACGGTTATTGAATCTCTCAAGGCAGAACAATCGTGGGAGCAGCAAAAGCTTTCCTACATGGCCCAGGGAAAGATGGAATCAGCGAGGCTGGTAGAACATTTTATTAATGAACTTCAAATAATAACCAAAAAGGCGAAGAATGAACTAGGTGAAGAAAAAATTCAACAATTAGTGACAACTCTTAGAGAAAGTGAAAGTATAATAAAAAAAAAGGAACAAGAAATTACTACAACCATATATGAGCTTTCTGTAATCATAAATAATGATTCTAAAAAACGTGAACGCGATAGTGGTTCAAATATTGCTATTCCTTCTCTACCTAACTCATCTGCTGCTGTAGAAGCATCGGTTTCTGATCCTACATCAAAAAAGCAAAAAATTGTAGGTGGTGTAATGACAAGATCAATGGTATTAAAACAAGAACTACTCAATCAACAAATATTAAAGCAAAAACAACTCGATCAACAAATAGAATCTTCATTTGATAATATAGATGAACAAATAACAGATTTAAAGGATAGTGCATTAGAATTTAAAACATTTATAGAAAAAAATAGAGAACAATTAGAAAAATTAAATTTACCAATACCAGAACTACCCAATCTTGATATTGACTCAGGTCCTATATCTTCACGCACTAGATCTAAAATAGCATTGGCAAAAAAACAATTGGAAGAAAAACAATCAATACAACAACAACAATCAGCACTACCACTACCAGCACGAGCGCGTCCATTACAACAATCTCAGTTTACTGCGCCTCCATCACAACAATCTTCCAAAAAACGTGGAAGGAATCAAGGTGGAACTAAGAAAACAATAAAAAATAAATATAAATTATAATTTTTAAACCAAAATATTATTAAAATTTTAATTTAAACCTTTAATAATATTAATAATTATGTCAAAAAGAAAATTTGAATCTCTCTCAACTAATAATCCAAAAATTATAAAATTTTTTAATGAACATGAATCACTCGACTTTGATGAAACAATTCTTTCTTTTATTAATATTATTGAAAAATTAGAAGATAATATTCAAAATAATCCTTCTAATCATTCTATTCAAAATATTCTTTCTGAAATTAAATCTATAAAAACAGATATGGCAAAATCTCAGTTAGAAACTTCTCAAAATTTTTCTCAACAATTTTCAGATTTTAAGAGAGAATATATTAATGATCTTCGTTTAAATTTAACTTCTAATGTTTCTGATAAGATTGAACCACTTATTAAAGAACAAATACAAATTCTTTTTCAAAAAACTGAATCATTAATTCCAAAACAAAATCAAGAACTTCAACTTAAATTTCAAGAAACTTTAAAAAGTATTAATAAAGATACTGAAAAATTTATGAAATCTTCTATCACTGAATCTTCTCTTCAAAATTTTATCTCTCAAATTGATCAAAAATTAACATCTCAACTTTTTAATACACAACAACAGCTTTGTCAAAATATGTCAAATCAAGAACAAAGACTTGATCAAAAAATTACAGATATTTCAGATAAAACTAATTCTCAAAATAATCTTTCACAAACTTTAAATACACAAGTTGGCGAACTACTTAAAAAACTAGAAAACTCATCAGCAAAAGGAAAAATGTCTGAAAATATTATAGTTAATATTCTACATTCTCTCTACCCTACTGGACAAATTGACCATGTTGGACAAACAAAAGAAACCGGTGATATTATTCTTTCTAGAAAAGATAAACCTAAAATATTAATTGAAAATAAAGATTGGGGTAAAAATGTAGTACAGGAAGAAGTTAAAAAATTTCTTCATGATGTTGAAACTCAAAATTGTTGTGGTGTATTTCTCTCTCAAAATTATGGAATTGCTAATAAAGAAAATTTTGAAATTAATATTCATGATGGAAATGTTTTAATTTATGTTCATGAAGCTAATAATGAACCTGAAAAAATTAAATTAGCTATTGATATTATTGATCATTTTAAACTTAAACTTGATGATTTTAAACAAGATACGAATGTTGATTCAATACCTAAAGATATTCTTGATTCTATTAATCAGGAATATCAAACTTTTATTTCTAATAAATTAACATTAATTAAAATTATTAAAGATTTTAATCAAAAAATTCTTAAACAACTTGATGATACTAAAATTCCTTCTTTAGAAGAATATTTATCTACTAGATATGCTACATCAACTAGTAAATATCTTTGTGAATATTGTGGATTTGTAGCTAAAAATGCTGCTGCTAAATCTGCACATTTAAGAGGCTGTGCAACAAAAAAAGCTACTATTAATCCACCTAATATTTCTATTAATATTAATAAATAATATATATAATATATATATGCCTGATGCTAAATATATTGCTAGAACTGAAAATGTTTCAGGTGAGCTTTTTGATCTTTCTATACCATCTTTAAATAATGAATTTGGATGGAAACATATTACTGGTATTATGCGTTATGGTATTTCATTTCCTTTAGAAAAATTTATTGATGAATTAGAAACTATATTAAAAGATGGAGGTCCACCTGATGATAAAAGTGCTAAAAGAGAAGCAAGATTAAGATTTTTGTATCATTGCTTTGAATCTAGAGAAGTTCAAGATCTTTTCCCTCTTTTTTGTAATTATATAAATGGAGGAGGTGATGAATCAGCTAGAACTTGGGTTAATGGACAATATCAAGAAAATTTTTTTATAATTACTATAGCTGGTGGCAATATTATGACTCTTTTTGCACAATTATTAGTTAATATTATTGATTGTTTTACTAAAGCAACAAATGCACAATTTGATGCTCCTGCTTATGAATATGAAGATTGGGATATTCATGCAGATTCGTATTCACCAGAAATATTTGACGATGGTCAAGCAAGTGAAACTTGTAATTTTATGTTTGATAATAGTTTTAGAACATGGGAAAAAATTAATTGGGATATTATTAATGAAACTTATAGATTACTTACTGATACTAATAAATTATTATTAGAAACACTTGAAGATGATTCTCAATTTACTAAAGAACAAATTGCTTTTCTTATTACTTCACATTTTTTAAATAATGATCATGATGGGAGTGTCGAAAGTGATATAAGATTTGTTGCTCGTGCTCCCTATAGTGATTTTGATTTTAAATTATCTCCTAATATGCATCCTGAAAAAATATCTAGTTATAGATTTAATGAACAAGAATTGATAAATGAATTAGGTCGTGCAATTCAACATGAACAAGAAGAACCACCTCATACATTTGGAAGTCCTGCTGGATTTCTTTTATTAAGAGCAAAAACAATTATTGTTTGTAATTCAAGTGGAACATTACCTCAATATACTGCTTCGCAATTAAAAAAATATCAAAAAGATTGTGCAAAAGAACTTGGACCATGGGTATATTCTTTATTTCCCCAAACAATGCAGGCTGAATATTTAGATAGAGTTAGAAAAGATAGTAATTGTTATAAATATTTAAATTATCTTATGCAAAAAAAATTAATGATTGGAGATGCTACTAGAAATAATGTTGATGAAATTTTAAAATTTTATTTATCTGGATATTATAAACCAACAAATAGAAGAGGTTCTTTATATGCCGTTGTCCCTGAAAGTCCTAATTCTACTGAAGCTATTATTGGATATTTAAAACATACTACTTACAATCTAAATATTTATATATTACATTGGGAAACCATTACTGATAAAGGCTATCATAAATTAAGTCATCATGCCGCACCTGCTTTACATAATGGTGGTCTTCCTAAAAAATTTACATATAAATCTTGTTGTTATGGATTTTTAAATCTAAATAATATATTATATCAAAATTCCGGATTAATTGCTAGATTAGGTTGTGATATTATTAACTATTTTTTAAATCAAACTCCTATTTTCCATACTGAAACTATTCTTGATAAGTTAATTGAAAGTGTTAATAATGAAAGATTTAAAATTACTAATAAATCTAACCAATGCTATATGCCTCCATCTGATCTTATTCTTGTTCCTAATAAAATGATTTTTTCAGCTTCATTAAAAAATCTTAAACATATTTTTAATACATCAAGATATTCTGAATTAGGTTATCCTGATGGTGTTAGAATAACAATTAATGCTATTGAAAGTGATTCTAAAATACCTGATACTAGATTAGATGAATTAGAATATAGAACTCAACAAATTGCTGAAGCTGATGATGATATTCAAACTGAATATTTACCTTTACCTACTAGATGGGAAACTGGTAGTCGTGGAGCTGCCGGTGTTTCTTTTAAATATAAAAAACGAAAAACTATTAAACATAAAAAATTTAAAACAAAAAAATATAAAAAACATTATGGTAAAAAAAAACATACTAAACATAAAAATAAAAAACTTAAAAAACATAAAAAAAGTAAAAAATTTAAAAAGTAAAAAGTAAAAAGTAAAAAGTAAAAAAGTAAAAAAGTAAAAAAGTAAAAAAGTTAAAAAGTTAAAAAGTTAAAAGGTAAAATAATAAATAATTTAAAATTAAGTTTTAATTCTAGTCGTAGCAAAATTTTTTTTCTCAACTTTTTTTAGTTAAATATCAAATCAGTCAACAAAGTTGACATGTTGCAAAGCAACTGATTTGATATTTAATATTTTTATTATTTAAAAATTGAAATTTTTTAATAATTTATTTTTATTTTAAAATGACTGATTATGAATTTGAAAAATATTCTACTACTCCTGAAAATCTTAAAAAAACATTAGAATTATATGGAGTTGCTATTATTCCTTCTGTTTTAAATCAAGAAGAATGTTCTAATATATATTCAGGTATTTGGGATTTTCTAGAATATATTTCTCAAAATTGGTCTATTCCAATTAATCGTAATAATCAAGACTCTTGGAAAGGATTTTACGATCTTTATCCACTACATAGTATGCTTCTTAAAAATTGGTATATTGGCCATTCACAAGTTTGTTGGGATGTTAGACAAAATATTAAAATTTTAAATATTTTCTCTCATCTATGGAATTGTAAACCTCAAGAATTACTATCTTCTTTTGATGGTTTTAGTTTTCATTTACCCCCTGAAATAACTAATAGAGGTTGGTTTAAAAATAATTTATGGTTACATGTCGATCAATCTTTTACTGATAATAAATTTAAATGTGTTCAATCTTGGGTAACTGCTTTTGATATTAATGAAGGTGATGCTACATTAGCTTTTTTAGAAAAAAGTCATCTTTTTCATGAAGATTTTGGGAGAGAATTTAATATTAAAGATAAAAGTAATTGGTATAAACTTAATGATGATGAAAAACAATTCTTTATTAATAATGAATGTTCTCTTAAAAAAATTAAATGCCCAAAAGGATCTCTTGTTTTATGGGATAGTAGAACTATTCATTGTGGTATTGAACCTCTTAAAAATAGAAAAAATCCTAATTTTAGAGCCATTATCTATTTATGTTATCTACCTAGATCATTAGCAACTTCAAAACAATTAGAAAAAAAGATAAAAGCATTTGAAACTCTTAGAACTACTAGTCATTGGCCATGTAATATTAAACTTAATAGTATTAATCCTAGAACTTATGGTAAAGATATTCCAAATATTGCTATTATTCCTTATCCTCAATTATCTGAAATTGGATACAAATTAGCTGGTTTATAATATAATATATTATATATTATATATTATATATTATATATTATATATTATATATTATATATTATATATGGTTCCATTTATTGATATTATATTAGTAGGTCTTAATATTTTTGGATGGTCTATTTTTCCTTTTATTAATAAAAATCTTGTTCAAGATATGGATTCTATTGCTTTTACTATAGCTCGATGGGTTATTAGTATACCTATCGCTGCTGTTGCATCTCTATTTTATAAAGAAGTTTTTTCTAAAAGTGCTAATTTTTATATTATTTTATTTTTATTACTTTTAGCTAGTTTTATTATTACTAATATTTACTATTATTTACTTAAAAAATACGATGCTAATATTATTACTGCTATTATTAATCCTCTTGTTATTTTATTTACAGCTATTTTTGGATCTTTATTTTTTAATGAACCATTCACTAATCAAATGTGGGTTGGATTTATTATTATTTTAATTGGTTTAATTGTTTTTATTTTAGGAAATGGAAAACAAAAAAAATAAATACTATAAATATGAATACTTTATCTATTAAAAATATTACTAATCTTTATCAAGATTTTAAAAATAATAATATTGATAATAATGATATTATTAATAAAGATATTATTAATAAAGATAATATATTTTATAAAAATACCCCTTCATTAATTCCAATTTTTCCTCTTTACAAAAATTTATTTCGAATTTTTCCTAATCGAATTAATATCAATATTTTTAAACATGAAATTTTAAACTATAATAATACATGGAATAATAAAGATAATTATTCTAATGCATGGAAATCTATTACTTTAAAAAGTAAAGATGGATTAGATCAAGATTTTTTAGAACCTACTTATTTAGGTATTGATAATAAAAATATTTTTAAATTTACTAATAAAATTGATTTTTTTCCAAATATTAAGTTTTTTTTACAAACTTTTAAAACTGATATATATCTTGTGCGATTATTAAAACTTAATGCTGGTGGTATTATTAAATTTCATACTGATGAAATTGTATTTAATAATACTAATAATATTATTAGATGTCATCTACCTATTATTACTCATCCTAATGTTTTATTTAAAATTGGAGAACCTTTGCAAAAACCTGCTCCTGGATATAGTATATGGAATGCCAAAGTTATATATGAACAATTTCTTGAACCTGGTTATTTATGGTATACTAATGTTAATTGTTTACATTCTGTTGAAAATAAAAGTAACATTGATAGAATACATCTTGTATTTGATATTAGACCTACTAAAGAATTATTACAACAAATATATAATTAATAATCATTTAAATTTGACCATATTGCTCCTACAAAATTTAATGGATCTTCAAAATAAAATATACTATCTACATGAATAAATTCTATATCTAAAAATTTGAAATTTATACCTTGAACATAACTTGGTAATCTTATTGAACTTTTTACTAATGAACTATCATAATATAATTTATCATATATTCCATTTAAATAAAAAATATTATCTGTATGTGCTATCATCTTTTTATTTAATCTAAATCCAAAATCTCTATTTTCTGATCTCAAAAACTTTCCATTTAATTTAAAATTTTCTCCTTCTGCCTTTAATATATATTTGTTTTTCTCTCTTTTAAAATTACATATATTTTCTTTTTTAAAAATATTTACTGGATCTAGTGATAAAAAATTTGATGAATAATCCATTATTAATGTTCCCTCCACTCCTTTTTCATTTACAACATATGTATTTATTTCACATCTTGTTACTTTATCTTTTGTTACTGAATTAAATATTGGACTTGAACAATTATATATATTTACACTTATATAATAATCTGCTTGATCTGATGCTATTCTTGTTGGAATTAATGAAAGATCATTATTATATTTTTTTATATATTTATTTATTACATTAAATTTCTCTTTTGGTATTTTATAATTTATATATGTACTTGTACTATCTATTTTTACTGGCGAATGAAATATACTCTCCTTATTTAAAGGATTATATGTTACTGAAGGTAAACCTACTAACATAAAATTATAAAATCCTTTTAATAATATTTTTGGTATCCACATATTATTATATTATTTTTTATATTTTAAATTATATTAAAATATGATTTAAAATATTCATTATTATATTATATTATAAATATGAAATTTATCTTATTATTTTCTTTGTTTTCTTTTATACAATCTTTTTCGCCACTTACTATTCGTAGATATTCTAGAGACCTCGCCGGCCAATCTATTAAAGTTTTTGAACCTAAAAATATTGATAAGAAAAATACACATAGTTTACTTTTTTTTACTGGAGGTAATTCTAGAATTACCAGCGAAATATATACTAATTTTCTTAATAAATTAGCTTCTCATAATTTATCTGTCTATGTTGCCCCTAGCAATTTAGATCTCACTGAAGATCTATTTGATCTTATTTCTAATGAATATCTTGATGTCACTAATATTGGTCATTCATCTGGTGCTGTTAATGCTCTTAAATCTGCTAATAAAAATAAACAAGTTAAAAAAGCGGTCTTATTAGATCCTGTTGATAGTGATCAATTATTTAATAAATTTAATTTTCAAAATTTTATTTTTTCATCTACATCACAAAATCCTTTATCTTTTAAATATATTAAAGATCTCCTTATTGTTAATGCTAAAAAATCTTATGAATGGAAATTATTTCCTTTAACTATTCCATTTATTCCTGCCTTTAAAATGAATACTGACTCTATTACTAAAGATAATGTTAATATTAATTTTATTGAAGCTGATAACTTTGGACATTCTGATATTCTTAATCCATTTTGGGGTGATATTATGCATAATACTATTAGTAAAGGCTCTGATGATAGAAATGAAGAAGTTATTGATAAATATCATGATTGGTTATCTGATTCTATTAAAAATTTTGTTATTAATAATAATAATATTATACCTTTTCAACCTGATACTCTATCTCCCAGTGATTATGAAACTGAAAATATTGAATTAGAATAATCTTAATAAATTATGATAAATTAGAATAAATTATGATAAATTATTATATACTATAAATAATAATAATAATATTATCTCTTTTTGTATATCTACTAAATTATTTTTAGTATATATATTTAATATATAGCTTGAAAAATCTGATGCATATAATATTGCAAAACCTATTCCTATAGCTTCTTGGCGTGTTTTTGGATTTATATATGGACCTAATACACTTATTATTTCTGATGATGCTGTTACTATTAATTCATTATTTGGTATTAATATATTTAATGCTATTGCTCTATTCATTCTTAATATTCCTTGATAAACTATACTATGCATACTTTATTTATTATTCTATCTTTAATATTTTAATTTAATGTTAGATTTCCTGCATATATTAAACTTCCTATGTTTTGTAATTCAAATAATGTTGTTTCTATTGGAAATTTATCTATATTTTTATTAATTAATACTATTATTGTTGAGAGAAATATTAAAAATCCTGATATTTTTGCACTTTTCTCTTTTCCTAATATTACTGGCCATGTATTTATACCATTCTCTCTATCTTCTTCTATATCTTTTATGTCTGCTAAATTACTTGTTCCTAATATTGATAAAAAACATGGAACATAATTTATTGGATCCATTAAAATACTATAATTATGATCATACCATATACATGGTATTATTATTGCTGCTAATGTCCAAAAACTTGCTATATAAATTGCTTTTAACTCTCCAAATTTTTCTTTTAATTGTTTATAGAATAGTGTACTTACTAATGGTAATGTTAATATTTTTGTTTCATCTACTGATAATAATTCTATATTTATTTTTACATATGATAATATTAACAATATTGTTAATATTTTTTTATTCTCTCTTAAATAAATATTTAATTCTTTATTATCACTACTATTTAATGAATCTAATAATCTATCTGTTCCATATGTAAAAAATCCTAATAATGTTTGAAATATAAATAAATTTTGAGTATTTATATCTATTCCATAATGTAAATTTGTAAATGTTTTTTCTAAAAAAAATAATGGGACCCCTATTTCTGAACCCGGTAAAGGATTTATTAATAAATTTATACTATTTTTTATTTTATTATTTTTTTGTATTAATCCTGGTAATATTCTCATATTTATTATCTAATATATTTATATTATTAGATAATAACGATTTTTTTTAAGGTAATAAACAATCTACTAAATTTTGATACCAATGTAAAAAATCTGTTCCTGCTGCGTCTCCATTTTCAACTATTTTTATCATATTTAATATTAAACTTTTTTTTAATTCTTCTGGTATTGTTCTACTATCTATTATTTCTGTTATCCACATATCATTCATTTCTAATACTTTCTTACTTATTATATCTGCACTTGGTAATAATCCTGTTACCTCTTTTACTATTAATTTATTTATATCATTATGAAATTCATTTAAAATAAATGATGATTTTGTTGCACAAAATAAATTTTTCCCTATAGATTTCTCTCCCACATTTGCTATTAAACCTGTTGTTTTCCCCAATTCTATATTTATTGCTCTACTTTTTATTAATAAAATACTTAATAATATTTTTATTAAATTATTCATTTAATATTATATATATTATCTTTTTATTAATTATACTGAATATCTAATTTTTCTAAAAATTCTTTATCAATTGTTATATCTTCTAATAATTTTTTTGCTATTAAATCTAATGCTTCTTCATTATATCTTAATATTTCTAATGATTTTTTATTTGCATTATCTATTAATTCTTTTACACTTAAATCTATTTCCTTTTTTGCAAATTCACTTAATCCTGAACTACCTAATGCCATCGATCTACCTAAAAATGGTTGGTTTCCATCACTATTATCTTGTAAAACTAAACTATTATTATATCCAAATAATTGAATATAATTTCTTGCTATACTATCTGCTTGTTTTAAATCATTTGATGCACCTGTTGTTATATCTAAATCTTCTATACCATTAAATAATTTTAAATCATCATATTTTTTATTATTATCTATATTTTTTCTATTATATAAAAATATTTCTGCTGCTCGCCCACCTAATGATACTAATAATCGTGATAATAAAAACTTTTTTGTTGGATAATTTGCATATCTATCTTTCGGTGTAAATAATGTATATCCTCCTGCTCCTCCTTTATTTGCTGTTATTGTTACTTTTCTTACATCATAAAATTTATTAAATAAACTTGCTATTAATGCATGACCCGCTTCATGATATGCAACTAATTCTAATAACTCCATATTTCTTGTTTCTCTATTTGCTGGTAATCCTATTGTATTTTTTTCAAATGCATCTAACATTTTTTGTCTTGATATACTTGTTATATTATTTCTTAATGATAAAATTATTGCTTCATTTACTAATGTTTCTAGATCTGCTCCCGAAAAACCACCTGTTAATGATGCTATCTCATCTAAATCTACATCTTCTTGAATTTTTTTATTTCTTAAATGAACTTTTAATATTTCTTTTCTTCCAATATCATCTGGTAAATCTACCTTTATCTTTCTATCAAATCTTCCTGATCTTACTAAAGCTGAATCTAATATATCTACTCTATTTGTTGCCCCTAATATTATTATTCCTTCCTCTTTACTAAATCCATCCATATTTGTTAATATTTGATTTAATGTTTGTTCACGCTCATCATTTCCTGAATTTACTCCCGCTCCTCTTTGTCTACCAATTGCATCTATCTCATCTATAAATATTACACATGGTTTATTTTCTCTTGCTAAATCAAATAATTTACGCACTCTTGCTGCACCTACACCTACAAACATCTCTATAAATTCTGATCCTGTTGCTGGAATAAATGCTACCCCTGCTTCTCCTGCTACTGCTCTTGCTAATAATGTTTTTCCTGTTCCTGGTGGCCCTTCTAATAATGCACCTTTTGGTATTTTTGCTCCTGCATTTACATAATAATCTGGATCTTTTAAAAAATCTACTATTTCTTCTAATTCATATTTCGCCTCATCACAACCTGCTATATCACTAAAGCGTGTTGTTATATTTGTATCTAATGTTACTACTTCTACTTTATTATTTAGTGGATTTAATCCACCCATCCCCCCCATCATTCCTCCTGCCCCTCTATTTCTTATTAATGTTCCTATTACACTTAATATAAAATATATAAATACTACATTTAATCCAAATTGCACTATTGAACCTAAATTTATATTTTCTCCTTGATTAAATATATCATAATTTATATGATGTTTATTTAATAAATCTAATACTACATTTGTTAATTCTGGTATACCTGTTCTAACTGCATGTAAATTTGAACTATCTATTACATCTTTATAATTATTATCTATTGCTACTAATCCATTTACTATATTATCTTTTACTAATAAACTTACACTATCTACTTTATTTGTATCTACATTTTCTGTTAATTCTTTTATTGTCCAACTATTTCCTATTGTTTGTCTTGAAAATTGTTCTAAAATTTCTGATGGATTTTTCACATTCATTTTTACTTTTCTCTCTTTTATTGTTCCTCTATATCCTATTAAAAAACTATTTACAGAATTTAATAACATAGAATAATATAATACCAAACCACTCTTTTTCATTTAATTATATAAATAATTTATCTTTAATTATTTAACTTTAATTATTTATAAATTTTATATATCTACATCTTGAAATATTTCATCATCTAAATTACTATTTATTGATATTTCATCTTCCTCTTTTTCTATATTTTCCTTTTTTTCTATATTTTCCTCTTTTTCTATATTTTCTTCTTTTTCTATATTTTCCTCTTTTTCTATTTCTTCTTTATTTATTTTATTTATTCCATTTAATTCATTTATTTCATTTTCTTTTATTTTAATATCTGATTGAATTATATTCAACAAATTTTTTATATCATTTAAATTATTTAATAAAAATATATAATGATAATTATTATGAGTTTCCAAATAATTATTATATAATAATAATTTATTTTCTAATATATTTATTCTTGTTTCTTCTTCTAATATATAATTATTACACATTAATCCTTTTTCTTTTTGATTTTTAAAATCTGTTAGTTTTTTTTTATAATCTTCTATTTTTTTATTTAAATATTTAATATATTCTTCTATTTCTTCTCTTATTTTTATTACATTTTCAAATTCGTATTCTTTATCTACTTCTAATTCTTTATATATTGGATAAGTATTTTCTTTTAATGAATAATTTAAATTTGTTTCCATATATTTACGTATATTTTTATAAAATTTATAATAATCTCTATACACTCTATTTTTTATTAATATATATAATTGTTTTTGATTATTAATTTTTATACCAATTATTTTTATCTGAAAATTTAATGAATCTATTCCCAAATATGAACTTTCTATATTTAAATTCTCATTTAATTTTGTATAAATTTTTTTTAAATCTTCTAATGTTGAATATAATGTTAAAAGATTTGCGTCTATTTCTTTTTTTATATCTATTATTTTATTAAAATTTTTATTATCCATTATTATTATAATAATAATGGAGAATAAAAATATTACTATTGAAATTGCTAATTCTATTGATGATAATGATATTGATAATTTTGATTTATCATATAATAATAATAATAATAGTAAATGGTGTTCTCATCATGAAAAAATTTTTATTGATTGGTGTGATAAAGCTATGTCTTATAGATATTTACATAATAATTGTCAAAGATATTATTATAAATTAAAAGTTTGGTTTACTATTCCTGTTATTTTTATTTCTACATTAACTGGTGTTGCTAATTTTGCTCAAGAAAGAATTCCTCAAGCTTATCAATTTTATTATACTATAGGAGTTGGTAGTTTTAATATTTTAGCTGGATTTATAACTACTGTATCACAATTTTTAAAAGTTTCTGAATTATATGAAGCACATAGAGTTAGCTCTATTTCATGGGGTAAATTTTCTAGAAATATTAATATTGAACTTTCTAAGTCTAGATTAGAAAGAGTTCCTATAAATATATATCTTAAATCTGTTAAAGAAGAATATGATTTATTATTAGAAACTAGCCCTAGTATTAATAAAAAAGAAATTGAACTATTTAAACAAAAATTCAAAAAACATGATTTTATTAAACCTGAAATTTGTGATAATCTTATTAGTGTTAAACAAAATATGTATCTTGAACCTGAAAAATCCCCTGATGATGATGTTAAAGCTGTTCTTAATATTAAAAAAAAAAGACAATCTATTATTCATGATATTCAAATTGAAAATTTTGTTAAAAATTATAAAGATCAGAATAATAAAGAACCTACTATTGAAGAAATTTATGAAAATTTACAAGATAATATTAATAAAATATATATCGATAGATTTGTTGATAGACTTAATAAAAAAATTGATAAATCTAATTAATTTTTTCTTTTGCTGTCTGATTCTTTTTTTGTCTTAATAAACTTCGTTTTCTTGTTAATCTTTTATTACTTTCATTCCATAATTTTAACCATTCACTTTCTTCCTCTTCTAATTTTTTATCTATTGTTATATTTTCTGGACATACATGTGCTATCCATCCTTTAAAAGTTGCTTTATTTAACATTCTTTTTCGATATTCATTTAAATCTCGTTTCATCATATTTATACTTTTTTCTTTGTTATCATTTACTTTAATATTTTCTTCTGGATATTCTAATTCTGCTATTTCCATTGGCTCTAGAGAGATTGGCATTTTATTATAACTTATTTTTATAAAATTTATTTATTATTTTATCTTATTATATTTGAATACCTTTACAAATATTTTTTAATATTTTATTTTCTTCTGGAGTATTTTCTAAATTTTGAGTTGAATTTTTTATTAATTTTATATAATCCTCTTGTTTATTATCATCTTTTAAATATTCTGGATTTGCTTCTGTCCAAATATTTATTGCCTTTCTTTGTCTAAATGCTACTTTACTTATACTATCTTTTATTTTTTTATTTTCTTTATCTCTCTCCCATAATTCATTATCTTTTATATATACTATATCTCCTCTACTATCATTACAATATAATGGTCTTTTATCTACATCTAATTTTTTTAAATTTTTTATAAATGCATTTGTTAATCCTTTAACTAATCCTTCATCTTTTGTTAAATTTAAATCATCTAAACTTATTGTTAATGATTTTATAAAATCATCTATATTTAATGCATCTTTAAATTTATCATTTAACATTACTATTATATTTGTATTATTTACATTATTTACATTTATTGAATTATTATTTCCTATTTTTGGTGTTAATTCTTCTATTGTTTTTTGTTGATTTATTATTGATTTTATCATTTCTTTATTTTCATGTATTAATTCCTTATTTTGATTTAATAATTCTTTTATTATCTCTGTATTATTACATTTCTTTTTATGACTATATAAGCTCTGTCTGTGTTTGTATTCTTTCCCACATTCGCAAACGTATGTTCCTGCGGATCTTTTTGGCACTTTTGCGTAAGTATTTGTAAGTATTTTGTGTTTTTGGGTTAAAATATGTCTGTCATATAAACTTTTTTTAGTGCATTCATAATCACAAAAATCACAACGGAACTTTTTGGAACTTTTTTGTAAGTAATTGTCAGTCATATTATACTTACACAAAAAGATCCTAAATTTTTTTTTTAAAAATAATATTTTTTTTTTCAGTAACAAAAAAATAATATTATTTTTATTTTTAGAGCATTTCAGTCTAAAGTCATTTTTTTAAAAATTTTTCAGATTTTAAATTCCATTTTTTAAAATTTTACATCCAGAATTTTTAAAATTTCAAAATGAGAATTTTTTTTATAAAAATTTTTTTTATTTTTTAAAATATTATATATTAATTTTTAAAATATATTAATTTACTATTACTTAGAAGGTGCATGTGGTTAATTACTTTAACCTGGCGATTCAGGAGAGGGTGCTGCAGCTAGAGGCGAGGGTGAGGATGGGGATGGTGGTCTGCGCGGGAAGCCCACTACAAATTTGCTCCTGTTCTCAGCCTCCCTCGCCGCTGCCGCACGCTTCGCCTGCACCAGTGCACGCGCGTCCTTGCCACGCTTGGCTGCCGCCAGCCTAGTTGCTGCCGTCTCCCTCAGGAACTCTTCGTGTTCCGGATCATTATCTAAGTCCACTGCCTGCCTCTCCGCCCTCTCCTGCCTCTCCGCTCTCTCCATAGCCTCTTCCTGTCGCTGTCGCTCCGCCTCTGCCTCTCGCTCTGCCTCTGCCTGTCGCTCCGCCTCTGCCTGTCGCTCCGCCTCCTCCTCCTTAGCCGCCTTACGCGCAGCCTTCTCCTGTCGCTGTCGCTCCGCCTCCTCCTCAGCTTCCTTACGCGCAGCCTCTTTTTTGGCACGAGCAATTGCTTCCTCCTGTTTCTTCTTTGCAGATGATATTTTATTTATTATTAGTAATAAATTTAAGCGAATATATAACACTATAAAATTTAATATTTGTTCAAATTGTAAAATACTTTTTTGAGAAGATCCCAAATGGTCAATCATTTTATCAATTAAAGTAGTAATTTCTGTATTTAATGTAAAATATTTAGCCTGACTCTTACTATCTATATCTTGTGATTCACTTGGTGAGGGCGGTCTTTTTCCCTCAGCTGCGAGATGCTCCGACCCTGGCTTAGCTCTTGCCATTTTTAATTCACTTATTGCACTCTCTGTTGATGATATCATAGCTGGTGCTAAACTACCAAATTCCTCTTCTGTAGCAGGTGATTGTAAATATCTCTTTGTTTCTTCTAATTGTTGTTTTGTTGTGTCTAAATCAGACATACTGACTGACAGAGGACTAGTATCTTCCCGACTATCAGGTGTATCAACCGAATTTGGAATTTGTTTATTGATATATTTTTTAACAACATTAAAGGTAGGATTATCAGAATTTGATTCAGCATTTAAATTATTTATTTCATCTATATCTTTTACAATAAATATTTTTTTATATAATTCTATTATAGAATTATCTAATATATCATTAGAGCTTGTTTGATTCTGTAATTTTTCTAATTCATGATCAGTTTTCTTTCTTCCTTCCTCTCCCACTTCATCTGTTTCCAATGTCCCACTGCTTCTGCCCTCCTCTGATTCGGGTGGCTGATCTTCGGTTGGTGGTGGCGTGCGTAATATAATTTTATTAAAAATATATTTTTTTAGACTATATGGAAAATCATTCCATTTTTTCCAATTATCTTGTGTAAGATATTCATATGCTTCTGGAGTATATTTTATTTCCTCCAGCTCTGGCATCTCCTCCTCGCCCTCCTCCTCCTCCTCCTCCAGCTCTGGCATCTCCCCCTCGCCCTCCTCCTCCTCCTCCAGCTCTGGCATCTCCTCCTCGCCCTCCGCCTCCTCCTCCAGCTCTGGCATCTCCTCCTCGCCCTCCT